GCTGAAGCCCAGCTACTACCGGCAGGCGGTCCGCAATCTTGAGGTGGCCCGTGAACCTGAGCAGGATTCAGGCCAAGCGGTGCTGTTCGACCTGATGGATGATGAATAGCCCGGCAACCTAGGCCATGGCCCAGTACCTTCCGCCTCGCGGCACCATCTCCGGTCCCCTGCTGCAGACGCAGGGCACCAATCAGCTCAACGTCGAGCAGCCCTGCATCGCATGGCAACAGATGGAGCCGCGTTGGCGGTTGCCTGAAACCCTTGTCGGTGGCACCCTCGCCATTCGCGCCACTGGCATCGAGTACCTGCCCGCAGAGGAGAAGGAATCAGCCGACGCATACCAGCGGCGCCTATCGCTCTCCGTCCTGCCGCCCTATTACGACGGGATGGAGCAGCGCCTAGCAGGGATGCTGGTGCGGAAGGAGATCAGGCTCGACGGTACGCCGGAGGTGATGCTTGAGCACCTCTACGACATCGACTCGCAAGGTAACAACCTGCAGGTCTTCGCCGGTCAGCTCGCGGTCACGATGCTGCGTTATGGCCACGTCGGGGTACTGGTCGACTTCCCGACCGATGAGGCTGACCTGGCAACTGCTGGAGGCCAGCCGCGGCCGGCAGGTGATCGTCGGCCCTACTGGGTCGCCTACAGCCCCCGCGACATCATTGGATGGCGCCATGAGACCATCGGCGGCACGCAACGGCTCACGCAGCTTCGGCTATTCGAGCGCCTGACGGTGCCCTATGGCGAGTTCGGTGAGGAGATCGTCGATCAGGTCCGAGTCTTGGAGCCCGGCCGGTGGCGGGTGTACCGGAAGCAATCAAGCAAGGGCACATCGTTCGATCTTGTGGCCGAGGGCACCACAACACTGGACGAAATCCCATTCGCGGTCGGTTATGCCCGCCGCACTGGCCTCTGCCAGTCCCAGCCGGCGCTGGAGGAGATCGCATGGCTCAACCTGCAGGCGTACCAGCGCAGCAGCGACCTATCGAACCAGCTCCACCTAGCCGCAGTGCCGCGCCTCGTGGGTTATGGCGTGCCGGCATCGGTGGAGGAGATCGAAGGCGGGCCGGAATCGGCCACGGTGCTGCCTGTTGATGCACGGCTGGAGTACGTCGAACCCGCAGGCAATAGCTACCAGTACCAGTTCAAGCACCTAGAGGAGATCGAACGGCAGATCAACCAGCTAGGTGTCGCCGCGATCCTGGGTCAGCAGGGCTTCCAGGAATCAGGCGTGGCCAAGGCGATCGACCGGAGTCAAGGGGATGCCCCATTGATGAGGGTGGCGCAGTCGCTGCAGGACCTGATCGACAACTGCCTCCGCCTCCATGGCCTCTACCTGGGCCAGGACGGTGGGAGCTCTATGGTCGACCGGGACTTTGTGTCGGCACGACTGCAACCGGGCGAGATCGAGGCCCTGTTCAAGCTGGAGCAGGCCGGCAAGATCACACAGGAGACGCTGCTGATCCAGCTGGCAGCCGGGAATGTGTTCGTTGATGATTTCGACGTTGATGCCGAGATCGAAGCCACGAGGCAGCTGCAGGGACAGGCGTTGGATCGGATAGCAGGTAACCTCAGAGGGCCTGTAGTGGATGAGAATGGCAGCGAAGAAACCGAAGGCCCCGGCGAAGAAGATGACACCTAAGAAGCCGAAGAAGGTGCCTTACTTCCCCACCTCATCGATTGCCGGCAAGTCATCGAAACGATCGGTCAAGCCGTGCTGAGGCTGGAAAACTAGCCTGTTGGTGGTGTGCGTGATGGCCAAGAAGCCGAGCAAGGCCCAGCAGAAGGTCACGAAGGTCATGCGCGAGTACAAGGCTGGCACGCTCCGGTCTGGCGGCACGGGCAAGGCTAACCCGAAGGTGAAAAACCGTAAACAGGCCATCGCTATTGCCCTGTCGGAAGCCGGCAAGACTCGGAAGCCACGGGGCCGCAAATGAGCATCGAGTACCGGGGCGAGACGTTCGAGGGCTACAACAAGCCCAAGCGCACACCGAACCACCCGACCAAAAGCCATGTGGTGTTGGCCAAGGAGGGCAGCACCATCAAACTGATCCGGTTCGGGCAGCAGGGCGTCAGCGGTAGCCCGCCACGGGAAGGGGAGGGAAAGGCGGCTAAGGCCCGACGGGCAGCGTTCAAGGCCCGGCACGCTAAGAACATCGCGAAGGGCAAGCTCAGTGCCGCGTGGTGGGCGGACCGCGCGAAATGGTGACCTAGACTGCCCGTGGTGGATTCATTGGTGAACCGACCCCCGGAGCTGGTAACTCTGGGGGTTTTTTGTGGCTATAGTGGGGCCGGGTCTTCCGCCCGGTCGTTGACAGTTACTTTTCGCGGTTGCTAGTTGGCGCTGGCAACCTCAGACCCTCCGGATTGCAGTCCGGGGGGTCTTTCGCTTTGTCGGGCAAGCTAGGCCGTCCCTGGCCTGCGGCCTCATCCATGTCTGACGAAACCACCGCGTCCCAGTCTGCGGCTGATGATGCGAACCTTCAAGACTCCATCGCCAAGCTGACCGAGAAAAACCGAGAGCTCATCGGTGAGCTACGGCAAGCCAAGCGCAAAGCCGATGCCGTCCCCGATGGTGTCGATGTGCAAGAACTGATCCGGTTCCGGCAGGAACACGAGCAGCAGAAGCTGGAGAGTGCCGGCCAATACGAGGAGGCCAAACGGCAGCTCCAGGAGCAATACGACCGCGACACGGCAGCGCTGCGGGCCGAGGCTGAACGGCTCCAGGCCCGCGTCCGAGAGTTGGAGCTCGTGTCGCCTGCGGTGTCGGCACTCTCCGAGCTGGTCCACGACCCTGATGCCGTCCTCAAGCTCAAGCTGCCCGCGGATCGAATCGAGCGCGACCCCGATGGGTCCGTCGTCGTCGTTGATGGCCTCCAGCGAACCCCAGTGAAGGACTGGGCGCAGTCGAACCTGCCGGCATGGATGCTCAAGGCTCCGGCCCCTCGCGGTAGTGGCGCCCCGGTCGGTGGTGGCGGCAGCGCTCCCTCTGGAATCCCGGCCGGCACCGTGAACCCATTCGACAAGGAAACATTCAGCCTCACCGAGCAAGGCCGACTGTTCCGCACCAATTGGGCGCTCTACGATCAGTTGAAATCTGCAGCGAAGCGGTAACCTATCGCTAAAGGGTGAGCCTGCGGCTGCCCATCTTGGCCTGCGGCCGCATGTTCCCTTTGCTTCAATCCAATGGCCGTATTGCGCTCTGACGTAATCATCCCGGAGATTTTCACTCCGTACATCGAGGAGGCCGTTACCGTCCGGTCGGACTTCCTTAACTCTGGTGTCGTCCAGGCCGCTGAGGTGCTGAACGTCAACGAAGGCGGCGACTATGTCACCGTTCCCAACTGGGACGCCGACCTGACGGGCGATGCCGAGCGGCTGACCGACACCAGCAGCCTGACGCCTTCCAAGATCGGCGCCGATAAGCAGGTCGCCCCGGTGCTGCACCGTGGCCGCGCCTGGGAATCGCGTGAACTGGCCAAGCTGGCCGCCGGGTCTGACCCGATGGCTGCCATCGGCAACAAGGTCGCCGCCTACATCACCAACCAGCAGCAGAAGGACCTGTTGGCCACCCTTGAAGGCAACTTCGGGGCACTGACCAGCAACAGCGGCGCCGCCCTGGAATCGCTGACCTTCGACACCAGCGGCACCCGTTCGCCCATGTCTCCCCGTCACGTCGCGCAGGCCCGTGCTCTGCTCGGTGATCAAGGTGACAAGCTCACCGCCGTCTGCGTCCATTCCAAGACGTACTACGACCTGGTGGAGCGTCGTGCGATCGACTATGTGTCGGCCGCTGAGGCCCGGATCACTGCCGCGACCAGCAATGCTGCCAACCCGGCTGCGTTTGCTGGTTCCGTCGCTGCAGCCTATGCCGGTGACTATCAAGTCCCGTTCTACATGGGCCTGCGGGTGATCGTCTCCGATGACGTGACCGTTAGTGGTTCCGATCAGGCGGTGTACTTCTTCGCTCCCGGTGCCGTCGGTACTGGTCTCCAGCAGGGGATCAACACCGAAACCGACCGCGACATCCTGGCGCAGTCCGATGCGATGGCCGTGACGTGGCACAACCTGTTCCACGTGATGGGCACCCGCTACAAGGTCTCGACCGGTGGCGTCAACCCGACCCGTGCGACGCTGGCGACTGCTGCCAACTGGGAGCGGGTGTTTGAGATCAAGAACATTGGCGTCGTTCGCGGCACCGTTGACCCCAACTTCTGAGGAATCCATCCCATGGCCCAACCCAGTGAGTTCGAGCAGGCCGTTCAGAACTATCTGACCGTGACCCTGTCGCAGGCCAGCAGCATTGCTGACCAGCTGTTCTACATCGCCCCGGAACCGCTTGAGGTTCTGGAGATTCACGAGGTGCATGGTGCCCTCGGCACCGACGGCAGTGCCGTGTCGGCCACGATCAAGAAGTGCACCGGCACTCAGGCCCTGACTGCAGGGGCTGATCTGCTGGGCACCACCAAGATCGACCTTAAAGGCACCATCAACACGGTCCAGAGCCCGGCGCTTACCAGCACCGCTGCAGACCTGCAGCTGGCGGCCGGTGATCGGCTGAGCTTCGACGTGACCGGTACCACGACCGCTGTGGCCAACATGGTGGTGACGGTCCTGCTGCGTCGGATCTGATGGGGATGTTCGCGTGGCGCCGGCTGCGGGAACGTGAGGCCCTGGAGGCTGCTCAGGCAGCTTCTGGGGCCTTGCCCATTGCAGATGCCATGGAGGAACCGCCGACTCAGAGGCGGGTGCGGAAGGTGCGCGGCAAGCTAGGCCAACGGGCAGTTGAGGTCGAGCATGGTCATCAGTAGGGGCTTTGGGGATTCAACGGTTCAGGCCCGTGGGCAAGGGTTCCGGTCGGAGGTGCAGTTCACCCGACCGGCTGACACCAACGCATACACGGCCCTGGATGTGGTCGGAAGCGCGACGAGTGCGATCCATGAGTTCACGCAGGTCGGCCCGAGAGGAGGTGATCTGATCGTGTTCGCCGCTGAGTTGATGATCAACCTAGCGGCAGTACCGTCGGGTATGGCTGGATTCCGGTTGCATCTCTACAGCAGCAGCCCGACCGCGATTCTGGATAATGCGGCCTTTGATCTGGTCGCTGCTGATCGTGACGCTTACATGGGTTACGTGGACTTTGGTACACCTGAAGACCTCGGCTCGACGCTATTCAGCCAGGCGCGGTTTGTGTATGCCGAAGCTCAGCTGGCGAGTGCCGTGACCAGCTTGTGGGGGCAGCTGCAGACGATCGGCGCCTATACGCCAGCGAGTGGGACCGGCTATCGGGTGCGGCTGCGGACGATCGAGATCTAATGAGACCCTATCTGCTGGCGCCGAGGTTTGCCGCAAACCGCCTGTGGCTGGCGGCGCGAGAGGTGCCCAGCTGGCACATCGCTCCGGTGCGAACCGGCACGGTGACGGATCTGATCAGCGGATCTCAGATCATTACGTTCACCAACAGCTCACCGGCCTGGGGGTTCAACAGCTCGGGCGTTCTGGTGCAGCCCTCGGCCAATGTGCCGTTCATCGAGTACGACCCGGCAACGGCGTCGGCGCTGGGCTGGCGGGTGTGGGATGCGGTGACGAACAGATTTATATATTCAGCTGGTATTGGCGGCACTGGCTGGTCTTTATTGAATGCGACTGCGACCCAGTCTGCTGCGACTGACCCGTCTGGAGGTACTGCCGCTGCATTGTTAGTTGAGAACAGTGCCT